GATTGTTTGAACGGCAGACGTCCTATGAACGGGCAGCGGAACGTACGCACAACCTCAACATGCGTGGATTCCAGCCGTGTGATGCGTTCATGTTCAGCCGTTTCGCCAAGTACCTGACCGAGAGGCCAGGGCGTTCGCTGAGCCCCAAGCAGCTTGCCTACTGTGGAGTGCGTGACGCCCGTATGCCAAACCTGCGACTCCGCATGTGGCGTGGAGCGCCTGCCATCTGCAAGTACGCCAAGCAGTTGCTCGACATTATCGAAGAGGACGCGAAAACCAAGGCGGACGCTGCCAGTTAGATCCACGCACAACCAACCAAAACCAACCTTCCGCAATGGAAAGTTGGCTTTGGTGGGCGGTTGAACCGGCGACGGTCCTACCATTATAATGATGGTGAAGAATCCGGTGTTGGTGAAGAATCAGGTGAAGGTGTTTCTGAAGAATCAGGTGAAGGTGTTTCTGAAGAATCAGGTGAAGGTGTTTCTGAAGAATCAGGTGAAGGTGTTTCTGAAGAATCAGGTGAAGGTGGTGGTTGGTATAGTCGTAGAACGTCGGTTGCAATCTGATTCACGGACTCATAACTCCTTGCGGTCTGTGCTACGGACATCAGAATAGATATGTAATCTATTCCATCATCCGACACAGCAATTCCGGAGATGAGTCTGTTGTATAGGTCCTCGAATTGCGCAATCCTGTCATCATTTTCATTGATACTTACTTCCTTGGCATACTGTAGCAACATTAAAATTCCGGTTGCTAGGTACCTAAGGTCTTGGTCTGTTACTTCTAAAGTCATATAGCTATATCACTCCTAAGTGCTTAAACGTAATAGGTGTTTCCAATAATCCAAAACATCGGGCGAGAACCGAGTTTGTCCAGGTTCTTGGTCATCCACTCCCAAGCCTTTGCTTCATAGCGTGGATCGAAGCGAATGCCGGTGAAGGTTCGGTCCAAAAGAGTGGTATATGGATAGGTCTTATCCATGACATATTCATAGTCTATCTTACCGGCAATCTTGTGAATGGTCTCGGTTCGGTCATAACCGGCGATCTGGACACAGAAGATTTTTTCGGGCATGTTGTGGCGTGCGTACTTCTTGAGCCCTGCAAGAATCGAACCGGCACAGATACCACTACCAACCGGTATGACTAGTGAGGTGACATCCGAAGGAAAGTTCATCACATCGGAAGAGACCGCGCGAACAATAGGGCTTTCATCGGAATCGACGTGCATACCAAATCCAACGGAGAACATTGGATATTCCTTGCATAGCTCATCGACTCTCGCATAGAGCGCACTGTTGTATCCAACACCACATTGGATGTCATATGTGGTATTTCCAAGTTCAACTGCTTTTCGTACGAAAGGATGAGTAAGGACCTTATCTTCTTTGGTCGCACCAAAGACAAGCTTGCATTGGAATCCAAGTTCTTTGGCGACTCGCGCAACAATGAGCCCCTGAGGGCTATGGACGGAGGTTCCGGTGATGACGGTGGAGTTGTAGTCTTTCCGAATCGTCTCCGCATTCAGTCTCATCAGCGCCTCACATTGCGCGACTTTCGCACCACACAATCCGGAGTCCGGAAATGGTTTATAGAGGTCTTGACGTTTGAAGTAAAATCCCTGGATTCGCTGAACGGGTGTTTTCATATCTTGGTATCTTTCATTTAATTAATTGGACTGGTGGACCACTATAGCAGCACAACACCGCTATATACGTCATTCCACGTCACGGACACTTTCAAAACTTTATTTTGACTCATATTACCTCTTTCATTTCAATTAGATAGGAATTGGAATATTTCATTTCATGTGCTCCTGATGGAGTCATATAGGAACGATACAATTCACATCATTTATTTTATTTATCCATTAATGATGAAGGTGGATTCTCCATATGGATCCAAATCATCCGGCATGTGTCAAGGTATATCATATGAATCTATGATACTCTATTCAACGTTGAATGTCAAATATGAGTCCATACACAATAATGGTTTCCATTAAAATTTTTTTTGAAAGTTTCTTGACACCACATCTTGACAACTGCTATTCTGAGAGTGTAGCCGCATGAATGAGGATAAAGGTACCTTAATAATATATTATATAATATAGTGGTATATAAGAGGCGGAAGGAATCCAATGAGTCTAGGTGTTGTTCCAAAAGAATAGCGAACTAGTTTATTAATGGATTCATTGGATCTTTAGGTGGTGGTCTAGGTGATCCATGTATATCTTATGGATCCTTAGATGATGGTCCAGGTAATCATTAAGAGATTTATGGTTATAGATCTCTTATCGACTCACACTACTATTAATAAATATTTTTATTATGTCCAATAATAATCATTTAATGGGGTTTGACGGATTCATCTGGTTTCAAGGAGTGGTCGAGGACCGTCGAGATCCACTGAAACTTGGAAGAGTCCGAGTTCGGTGTCTGGGCATTCATACAGAAGATAAGACGCAAATACCGACCGAAAGTTTACCTTGGGCGCATGTATTGATGCCCGTGACAAGTGCATCCATTAGTGGTATCGGGCAGAGCCCTACCGGATTGGTGGATGGAACCTGGGTTTTTGGATTTTTTAGAGATGGTGACGCATGCCAAGAACCGGTCATTATGGGATCGTTTCCTGGTATACCGGAGGAAGCAGCAAAGCAGAGTGTTGGTTTTTATGACCAACGGTCCAGTGAGTTGTCGGAAGATCCTCGAAAGATACAAGAGCGAAAGTATCCCTTTGATGGTACGGGAGCGACTTTCGTGGATGAACCGGAAGCGAAACACTATCCTCGTGAGACTCATCCTCTAGGTTGCGAGTTGAATGAACCGGATACAAACCGGCTCGCGCGAAACGATGGTGCGCTACGGTCCATTGCTCAACTAAAGTTGGATACTCGTGATTTGAACGTTAAGACCGCATTGGGTGCAGGTGGTACATGGAGCGAACCTCCGACCGCATATTCGGCACAGTATCCATATAATCATGTTCGAGAAACGGAAAGCGGGCATATAGAAGAATATGATGACACTCCTGGATGCGAGAGAGTTCACCGGTGGCACAGAACCGGAACAAGTGAAGAGATTGGTCCAAAAGGTGATAGAGTCCTGCGTATTGTTCGCGATGGATATGAGATTGTACTGAGAAACAATTATATCCACATTTGCGGGCGTGCAAACGTGACGGTAAAAGGTGATATCAATATCTATACCGAGAGTAATCTAAATATCCAAGTTGATAAAGACTCTTTGGTTTATGTAAAAGGTGATGCCGACGTAAAAGTGGATGGAGATGTTCAACTGACCGTCGGTGGTGATGTTGATGGAATTGTGCAAGGTGATGTCGCTATTTCAGTGGAAGGTAATGTTTCAGCAAATGTTGAAAAGACCTTGGTAGCGAAAGTCGGTGAGAATACCGAAATTGAGACGGTTGGTGATGCCAAGATTTATACTCATGGTAATGCGTGGATCAAGACCGATGGTAACGTAGAACACACCGTTGGTGGTACATACAAAGTTCAAAGCGGTGGCAACATGACATTTGTTGCTCCTAGAGTAGATTTGAATCCCTAATGCCTGCTATAGTAAGATTCGGTGATTTGAGTGCTGGTTTGGATGCACCACCGACCCAAAATATCGAAGCATCAACAAACGTATTTGTTAACAGCAAAGGAGTACATCGAAATGGTGATGCGTGGGCTCCTCATGGTGTTCCGCTGCATAGTCGCGTTACTATTGGTGGTAGCAATACAGTATATGTAAATGGAAGGAAAGTTGCAAGAATTGGTGATGCCATTTCCTGTGGAGATATTGCTGGTCAAGGTAGTTCAAATGTTTTTAGTGGATAAACAAAATGCCAATTAATATAGATCCAATTACTCCAGATTCTTCTGTTGCGAGTCAAAGAATAAAAATCAATAATAACTTTCAAAACCTGAAAGATGGTGTGGAAAGTGGTGTTTATGGTGTTATGGGTCCACAAGGTCCTCAAGGGCCTCCAGGACCTCAAGGTATTCAAGGTGAACCTGGTTTAAAATATCAAGGAATATGGAGTTCTACTCCTACATATGATGTTGGAGATGTTGTAGGGTATAATGGAACTTCATATGTTGCAACCGTAAGTCATGCGAACATTGAACCACCGAATGCTTCGTATTGGAGCGTATTAGCATCTAAAGGAGACATAGGACCACAGGGTCCTGCTGGTCCGCAAGGTCCTGCTGGTCCGCAAGGTCCTGATGGAGCCCAAGGTCCTGCTGGTCCGCAAGGTCCTGCTGGTCCTCAAGGTCCTGCAGGAGCAGACGGAAGTCAAATTTTATCTTCCACACTAGATTCGAGACCAGCAAGTACTACTACAAATAATTTATGGTTAGCTTCCGATGTTGGTATTATGTCTAGATATAATGGTTCGGCTTGGGAAGATTATCAAATAGGTCCAAGAACTTATTTACCAAGTAAACAAACGTTTTCTTGGTTAAACCAGGGTTCTTGTACTGTAACAACAAATGGGTATTCTACAATGTATATACCTCCTCAATCGGCGGATAATTTTAGGTATTTGGCGAAACCATTACCACCAACTCCATATAAGATAAGAACAAGGATTTCTGTTCTTATGAACTATGCTTCTTATGTTAAAGGTGCGGCCGTAGCTATAATAGATAGTGTATCAGCAAAACATACATATATCGGTATTTCTAACGAAAATAACGCTAACTATTATATTCAGAGATACAATACATATAGTTCGTATTCTACAACTTTATGGTCAAACATATTCCATGCTATTTATGGTCATAACTTTTTGAATACAATTTTTGAATTGGGAGATGATGGAACGACCTTAACTTGGAAAATTTCTATAGATGGTATTATTTTCTATCAAGTATACCAAGAAACGAGAGCAACATTTATGACATCGCCCACACATGTTGGATGGGGTGGTTCACAAACTAATAGTAAACCACAGTATGTTAGCCTTCTATCTTGGCAAGAAACCACATAAATAACTATATGGATAACAAACGCACGTTCAAAGATTTAGATTTTGCGTTTATAGGCCATCCAGTAACTCACGATGTTTCGGTTTTGTCTGGTGCTGATTCTATAAAACAGTCTTTGCGTAATCTCATTTTCACTCAGCACTACGAAAAACCATTTCACCCGGAAGTTGGTTGCCATACAACAGGCTTATTGTTTGAGAACATTTTACCTTCAACTCAGATCATGATTAAAAAGAGTGTCGAGACTGTAATTAACAACTATGAACCGAGAGTGAACCTTATTAATGTTATAGTGGACATAAATGAAGATTATAATGGATATGATTTGAGAATAGAATACAGTATAAAAAATAGACCTGAGCAATTTGTTTTGGATATGTTCTTGGAGAGATTAAGATAATGCCAATAAACACATTCAAAACGTTTGTTCAGAATAATACTGGTTTAATATATTGTGATATGGATGGTGTTCTTGTAGATTTTGATTTAGGTGTAAAGAAAACTTTGCCTCATATTTTTGAGGAAACATCCCCATATAATTATAGGTTGGGAATTGAAGATTGGAAAATAATCGAATCCGACCCTCATTGGTGGTTGAATTTGAAGCCGACAAAAGATTGTATGACTCTTTGGAATTATATCAAGGGACCTAGAACTTTCATATTGTCTGCTGTACCGAACCCCTCTAGTGGTTTGAAAGATTTTGATAATATTCGTAAGCAAAAGGAAGAGTGGTGTAAAAAGTACCTAGGAATAAACACAGGGCAGATTATTATTACTCGCAGAGAAATGAAGAAGGTTTATGCCAAATCATCTGGTGTTTCTAACGTTCTAATTGATGATACACCGTTAAACATAAAAGAATGGAATAACAGCGGGGGTAAAGGTATACTCTTCAAAAATGCTTCTGATACTATTAGACAGTTGAAGAAATGGGATTACTAAAACGAGGAAGATGAGCAAGATATTGCCTGCAAAGTTAGCTAAAGATAAGGAAGTATAGGTAAGTAATATGGCTTCTAATTACGGAAAGTTGAGAGTATCGGAACTTGATTTTGATGCTATCAAACAAAATATAAGAGATTTCTTTAGGCAGTATCCAGGCTTTACAGATTACGACTATGAAGGAAGCGCACTAAGTGTATTGATTGATACTCTTGCCTACAATACCCACTATTTGGCTTTTTACATGAATATGCTTGCTTCGGAATCGTTTTTGGATTCCGCTGCACTTCGACAGAGCATTGTTAGCCATGCGAAACATTTGAATTATATGCCGGTATCTCGCCGCGCCGCAACCGCTATTGTAACAGTGAATGTTGATCCTTCTCCGGATACACCAGCATCATTGACAATTCCTAAGGGGCACACATTTACAACTTCTATGGATGGTAATGATTATACATTCGTTACTACCGAAGCATATAATATTGTACCTGTTGGTGGTAAATATACTATTGAGGAAA